CCAGCAGCATAGGTAAGACGATACAATAACAAATGTATTACTTCATGGAATGCACACCTTAAGATTTCTGCATCTTCGTCCACATCAACACACAATCCGATGGTTACAGTTCGGTCTTCAATCTCAGATGGGTAATAAATGTAAGCTGTACAGTCAGGACTGTTTTGGTGTATGTAGTGTACGCGCCAGTTATACAAACCGAAGAACTTGATCCATCTAGCACACTCATCTTTAAACATGGTAAAATCTGTTTCTGTGGTCTTCTTTGACATTCGCCACCTCCTTAATCACGAACATATTGGTGAGAGTTTAGGTTATCCCTCTGGTCTTCATCACTTATGATAAAACCTTTTCCGTTGCAGTAATCGCATTCGAAGAAGTAGGATCGCGGGTTGCCCTCGGAAATAAAATCCGTGTGGCTGATCTTCTCTATGAATCCAGCCTCACAATGTGTGCATATTTCAAATGGCATGTTAAAACCTCCGACAATATATTATCATTAAATTTCTACTTTTGAAAAGGAGAAAATTTAAAATAGATTACGGAAAAACTTCATCAAAGTTGGAGTTGTTTGGTACGGGCATTACGATCTCCAGCTCATCAGCATTAACCACGTCGCCAGGGTATTTCTTGTTGCGTTCAAGCACCTGCGCTATGCCATCGGGAATACTCTTGACCATTCCAGTTCCAAAAGGTGTAGGAGATTCTCCCTCGATGTCTTTCAACTGATGGATGATCTCTTCTGTCTTTACACCATTCTGCAAGCATAATGTTACAAGGCGTCCCAAAGCCTCGGTCTTTGCCATAGTTGATTTTCCACTCTTTCCTATCGTGGCAAATACCTCGACAGGATCACCCTTGTCATCGAAATTCACTGTAACATACATATTACCAAAACCAGTTTTAACTTTCTCTGTTAAGCCACGAAGAAGGCTTGGACGTGTGAACATAATATCAACTCCTTTATAATATTTATTGTTTAATGGGCTTATTTGCAAAAGTGAAAATAGTTGTAGCATTATTTGATGACCTGTGAGTTCGTGCCGCACCTTCCAATGGGCGCAACTCAACCAAGCCTTTCTTCAATTTAGGATTATGCAACCACGTCGTCACTATTGTATAATCCGTACCTTGATAATCCACAATATCTCCTATCTGAAGAGAATCATCACCACCAGACATTCTTAACATCTTCATAACTCCCTCGCTTTGGGTATTGTGGCAGACTTTCGTACCGCGGTCCTGAACCATTTCGGGAAGAAATCCTTGAAGCGATCAAGAAGTTGACCAATATTGTCATCGAGTATGAAGTTTTCGCACCAGTCGTCAGGTGAACGTACTGCTCTTCCGACAGCCTGGACAAGCATCTGTGCTGCCAAATAAGCAGCATAATCGGGATCAGTTTCGAGCCTCGCCTTCAGAATCTTACTACTCATATCAGGGTATGCTATTTTCCCTATGATCTGAAATCTGCAAGTATCCAACGGGAAGTCATAGCCTGTCGATATACTTGGACTCACCAGTACGAGCGGTTCTGAAGAGTTCTTGAAGGTCTCTACCGTCTGTTCCACATCCTTATACGAATGAGATATCATACGGTCCATGTGGCGGGTGTACTTCAGTAGAATATCACGACGCTTATAACTTACCGTGTGGATTATACCTTTCCGGTCGGGCCTGCTATCTAATATCTGATCAATCCTGCTCACCCACTGTTTTAGTTCCTCAGTGGTATTGAGATAATTCATCTTAATGGTTGGAATATGCCACAAGCGGCGATTCTCTACCGGAAATGTAGAAGGGTATTCCTTGATGGTGTTGAGCTTTTTAGGTATTCCCAATAGACTTATTGTCTTTGCACAGACTGTCGCGGATACCAGTACCACGTTTTTAATACCTCGGAATAGTACACTTTCACAGTATGACTGGGTCCACTTTGGCGCGAATTGTATCACTTTATCTGATTCTTCCAGAATCCAATTATTATTCAACTCCGGTATTTGTAATATTTTCGTCCGGAAAGCCAGCAAACTGGCAAGATTTACGCGCTGGAAGGGCGGTATCCTTCCCCCGAATGTCATACTACTTTGCTTGAGGTAATCTATTTCCTTGTCTATATCTAGTATTATCCTTTTCGCCCAATTCTGCCAAGAGTCCAAACTCCTGGGAAGCGTACTGGGTAGGAAGCAACTCGTAACTGGATGATCCTTTTGAATCGTGATCGTCAGGAAGTCTGCCACAGTCTGGGGTAGATTATGGGCCTCGTCCAGGATCAACATATCAAAGTTGCCAATACCCTCTCCGTAAGTGTGGTTGTACATCCAGAAATAATAATTAGTTACCACGAGTTTTGACCTGGTAGCTTTGGCTAGGGCTGAGTAATATGGGCAAGTCTCGTTGAAACGCAAGGGGCATTGGAAGCCAGTAATGCAGAGACCCTCACTGCAAGGTGTATTATCTGTTTCCAGGGGGCAAAGATAAGCATTTTTGCCACGTACATCCACTAGACCCAGGCTAGAGAAGTCCAACATCAACTGTGTCTGTAAACCCTTTGTGCTGGTCAAGATAGCTGTACGGCAGCCTGACAACTGTGCTAAAGCCATATAAAGTAGGGATTTACCGCTTCCAGTACTTATGACGCCAGTAAAAAATCTGGTCTTGTTTTGCAGCATTTGTTGTAATATTTCCCACTGATTAGGGTACCAGTCTTGGAATTTGGGTGGGAGGCCAAATTCTATCGGGGTGGGTATTTTATTCGTCATCTTCTTCTTCCTCGAAGTCAACGTATAAGGGTTGTTGATCGAACCAATCTTCTAAGTATTTGCGTTTAAGGTAAGCAGGTAAGTCCTTCCAATTTAAAACACCCAAATCCCTATCTGTCTCCAGGTCTGTATCAATGGTGGTGTGCAATTTTCTGAAAGTTACAGTTATGTACATCTCGACCTCCCTTTTATTATATATCAACAAATTCTTTAGATAAATTGACAGTTCCCTGGCTGGTAACTAATCCGTCCCATCTGGAACTTATTTCTCGCAGGTAGTGGTCCTTCCAGTAGCCTTCAGGCATGGTTTTGAGCTTGTCCTTGACACGAACGATTAAGCGCACAGCCTCGCCTGTCGCACCTCTCCCTATGTGTTCGACCACACGTTTGTTGAGTTTCTCGAATATGCTCACGAAATCCTGGTAATATTCGTCCTCCTGTATTATTGAGTTTATGGCATCCACTGTGGCCAATACGCTTGGGATACCAGGATACATGGCATCCAGTACCTTCAACAATAAGATATCTGCGAGACGATGGAACTCACTGGGCGACCGAAACGGAAATCTGTGGCTCATCACCAGTTTGCTTATCTGGGCCACTATGCTTGGTTGGGTGCGGTAGTGTACGATCTCCTGGTGTCCATTAGTATCTCTACTAGCCACCCTGAAGTCAGCCTCATCTAACGGCGATATCTGTAAATTATTATCTTCCATTACTTTAACTTCCATTAAAATATCCTCCCGTTATAATGTTGTCTTAGAATATCATTTCTTAATTGTTCAACGCTGGATAAAAGTCTCTCAGATTGCTTATTTATCAAAGAGGATAATACCACCAGCATGTCTGCCAGTGTCGCTATATTAGAATCAATGTGTTGTAACTTATCTGTCAGTGCTTTCAATTTAATATTGTAATCTTGCGACATTTTAATCTCCTACTATTACAACTTCGCTCACACCACTGTACACTGTACCCCTATTGAGGTGTATGGTTGGTAGGGGTTTACGTTTATATATCTCACATATCTGATCCGACATATCCCTCAGTAATATATTTAAGCCGATATTCCACATCAGCAGAATACCTATACCCACTCCTATCATAACACGGACAATCGACATTTTATAACCTCCTACGTTCGTGGTTTGAGAAGCCAGTTGATTATGCTCTTACCTGCGTGAACGATTGCCTTGACCATGAAAAAGATGGTAATAGCAACCAGTAAAGGTACTGTAAGAGTCAGCAATAAGATCATCACAATAGCCAGGCAGATATACAACATTATATAACTTAAAATAGCCAGCCAAACATTTTGTATTAGATACATGATCCCTCCGGATAAAATTTCAGATATCTGTTAATGTGTATTATATTGTTATTCACAAAAAACCCTGATACCAGTAATACAATGGGGGTGTCTTACGGATGTGACATGTGATACTGTAGCACAAATTAACACTTTATCCCCATTTTATTTAACGTGTGGTGTATAGACACCCGACAGATCATCAACCTTCAAGCTCGGTTTGGTGTCCAGGAATAAGTCGCTCATTCTGTTAATACCGTGTTTCTGGTGGAAGTAAAAAAGTTTCTGCGAGGGTAATGTAGCAACGGAAAGTTGATTGATGCTGAGATCGTCGCCACCAACCATAGAACCATTCACTATAATGTGTTCTGATAATTGAGCTGGAGAATGGAAATGACCTTGTAACTGGTAATCTATTATCATATTATATAAACCAGACAGTTTTCGGTATTTGCGGTCCATACCATAATATGGCGTTCCGGAATAGCTCCTGACGTGTTCCCCGTGCGAAAGGTGAAAGTTAAAGTCCCCATTTCGGACTACCATCTCTGGAGACTCACTTACGTACATCTTCACGTTCGTCTGTGGCCTGAGCATAAGTTGCATTATCCTATATAGTATATAATCAAAATTGGTCAAGTAGTGGTTGGAGCCTTTCTCAGAAGGCCTGCCATGATTTCCCTGGACAGCAAATATCTCCACCTTATTAAATTCGGCTGCCAAGCCTAGAATGACATTCACATTCAGCTCTAACGCATAGAAGAGTTGCTCAGTCAGGAACAGATCGAGAGCGAATGATTGACCTCTGTAGATATTTTCTCCGGTTACGATATCGCCTAAAAAATATATAATTAACTTATTCAGGCCAAGCGGCATCTGGTCTTGGTTTTTAAAGAGCAGAATCTTCTCCACCCATTTGTGCAATCTTCGCTTATATGTTGCTGCGTCATAACCACTTAGACCCTGTGTGGCTGCCAACGTGAGCTTACTTCCACAATGATCATCTGAGCGTAGAGCGTGCATCTCCAGGTCCTCATTGGACTTGACTTTGGTCGGTATCGAGACAGGTTTGATATTCAGTTTCTGGATAGAGCTGGTACAATTATCCAGAAATAGCTGAAGTGTTTGCTCTTGTGAATGTAGCTTGGAGAGCAATTGCTTGTTCTGTATCAAGAGTGCAGACGTGGTTGTCTTACTGTTGACGTTAGATAACTGGCCTGTTACCAATTCCGACCAGCTTTTGCCCGTAAGCTTGCATAAAGTCGCCCGTGCGGGAAGGGCACCCCCAGATTCCGCGGCGATTCTATCATATTGATTTGCACTCACAAAGTGCGTAGTGATAAAATCTCTAAACACCCGTTCCGCTGTTTCGGCTGTCCATGCTGTTCTTTGCGTCATTCGTCCTCCTTTCCAAACCAAGATGTTTAAATTTTGAGTAATACTATAACGTGGTGTCGATAAACTTGTCAAGAAAAATCTCGTCAAGCGAAAAAAGTCTTGACAACTATATTAACTGTAGGTTAAAATGCGACCCGTAACCGAAACAGCAACCCTTACAAGGAGGTATTATGAAGATCATACAACTACAGGCCGAGAACGTCAAGAAACTAAAAGCCGTGACTATCAAGCCGGAAACGAACATGGTGGTAGTAGGTGGCAATAACGAGCAGGGAAAGACATCCACTCTGGACTCTATAGCTTTTGCCCTGGGTGGTAAGAGTCTGTTTGATAAACAACCTGTTCGCAAAGGTACCAAGGAAGCCAAGATCGTATGCGATCTGGGCGAACTGGTTGTCACGCGTGTTATAAAAGCCAATGGTGGGGGATCACTCACAGTCAGCAGTGCAAACGGCCAGACATACACCTCCCCACAAGCTCTACTTGACAGTTTGACTGGGAAAATAACTTTCGACCCATTGGCTTTTGCCCAAATGGATAGCAAAAAGCAACTGGAGACATTGAAGACATTGGTAGGTTTGGATTTCACAGAATTGGATCAGGAACGTAAAAGGTTATATGATACTCGGACTGTAGTCAATAATGAGGTCAAGTCCCTCAAAAACCGAATTGATAGTATGCCGAAAGATTTCCCGCCCGACCTGAAGGAAGTCAACGTTTCAGACTTGACCAATCAACTAAAGAAGATACAAGAGCATAATAAAGAACAGGAACAACTGAAAAATTTCATTGCAGTACACACAGATAAGATCCAGGCCGATAGAGCAGAAATCGAACGGTTGCAAGAGAGGATAGCGGAATTGGAAGCCAGTATAGTAGCAAATACTGATATCATAGAATCTCTCAGAAGTTCTCTCCAACCACTGATAGAGGACGACGCGATAATCCGGAAAATCCAGGAAGCTGATACTATTAATCAGAAAGTGAGGCAGCAGAGACAATACGAAGAGTTGCGAGATCAATACATCGCAAAATCCAATGAGGCTGACGATCTTACGTCTAAAATAGAACAACTCGACTCTCTTAAGCAAGAAATGCTTGCTAGTGCCAAGTTCCCTATCGAAGGTTTGGGGTTTGATGAAAATGGTGTTACGCATAATGGCATCCCGTTCGAGCAGTGTTCCGGAGCAGAAAAATTGAGGGTATCCACAGCAATGGGAATGGCCTTAAACCCAAAACTGAAGGTAATGTTAATACGGGATGGTTCACTTCTTGATCCCCAGAATCTGGATATGCTAAGACAAATGGCAGAGACTAATGACTTTCAGGTATGGATTGAGCGTGTAGGTGAAGGTGAAGAGTGTTCGGTTGTCATAGAGGAAGGTGTAGTTAAGCGATGACGATTAACTGGAAACATATAGCAAAACGCCTGGGATACAACGATATTCGCGAATACGTCATTTTTAATTATTATCTCGATGAGAAGTCTGCAAACGCTTGTGCCCTCGAATGTGGTGTTGATCATCAATCGTTTAAAAACATGATGGAAGCTGAGAACTTCCCCAGGCGTGAGAAGGGGTGGGTAGGCAAAAGAGAGTTTGTTTGTAAACACTGCAACCGTATTTTTGTTAACAAGAAAGGAGGTAAGAACAAGAGAACAGTAACACTATTAAAACCACAGAGTTTAGAAGAAAAGCAAGAGAAGTTCATATTAACCGACAACTTTTAAGAAAGGAGCAAGAAATGGCTGACACGAAAAATTTTATATCATTGAACCCCGATGATTATACCTCTGGTATCATCGACGACGTAACCGTGAAATTAGAGCACAAGTTTGTACTGTACGATTACGGGGGTAAGTCCGTATCCGGCGAAGCAGAACCCTGCCTCCAGATCAACATGGTAGATGCTGAGACTGGGGAGGAATATCAGCCTCAATATCTGAGCGCAGGCAAATCTTCGGACTGGGTTCCCAGTGAAGACGGCCTAAGCCTGGTCCCGATCTCTGGTCGTACCAGCCTGGTAAAAATTTCAAAAGTAGCGATTTACTTTACGGAAATGATAAATGCTGGTTTCCCCAAGAACAAACTCTCCGGCTCGTTGGCACCCCTTAACGGTGTGGTGGCGCACATGATCCGCAAAGAACTTCCCAAATATGGTAATGTATCGGCTACTCACAAGGCCAAAGATGGCAAAGAATACGCCAAGACGATATTGGTGCCCGACCGGATCATATCTCTCCCAGGAGAAAAGAAAGCATCCTCGGCTGGCGCGAAAGGTTCTGCCGCCAAAACAGACGCAACCGCAGCAGCAACTGAGTTTGTTGTACAGTTGTTGAGCGAGAAGGGAAGTTTCCAGAAGAAGGATATTCCGGCGGCTGCAATGAAGCTCGACGCTTCTATACGTGCCGAAGTTCTCAAACTTGTCTATGGTCGTGACAGTTTCCTGGCTTCTGGTGGTGGTGGTCTCTGGACCTATGAGGGTGGAGAAGTAAAACTCGCAGCGTGATCCTACTATCCTGACAAGTAGGATTGGCCAAGGCCGTAACGGTACAGGTATGCTGTTACGGCCAAAATAAAGGGGTGTACGATGCCTTATACATCATATCATTTAGACTTTGCCTACCCTCTTAAACGTGCTATCGTACTATACAATAAAAATAGACCCATAGCCAGGTTTACAGACCCTGCAATAACCTTGCAACTTGGTAAGAAAATGGTAAAATTATCTAAAGAATTACTACAGCTTAAAGAGAACGAAGACACACAGGTTCCAAAAGCTGTTTAAGAGGTGAGCAAATGAAGACAATATTTTTTATGTACAAACGGGACGACAAGTTAAGGCCAAGATGTACTGTCTGCTTACGTTACGATCCCGTAAATAAAGTTTTTCACAGGGGTGTGGCTATTTGTGCTCCAGCAGATTACGGCTTTCTAGCTAAACGTACAGGACGACAGATAGCTTTTGATAGAGCACTTTTTGCCGAGAAGGTACTACACCAGGCTCAGCATATCAACTACCTCAAAAGAGTTAACAGTGATCTCGTTAGACAGTTTGGGTACATAACTCTCTACACGTCTGGTCTTCCTCCATCTTACCTTCATAATTGGGAAGCGGCAGAGATTATAAAACAGTTACTCGAATACGAACAACGTATGGAAGCCAGGTCTAAGAAAGGTGAGACACAGAAGGGACCTGTAAACGTATCTCTTGATGGTTTGAAGGAACACGTACCGTATGTTGTCACGGTCTCAGAAGCTTATTCTCCGTATCTCTGCCATGCTGCTAGCTGGAACGCTTGCGAAGGGGAACAGATATGAAATATTGGCTGATAGATTTACCTGAGTTACCACGATTACAGGAAGCTCCCAGGACCATAGGCGAAGAAATTATACACCTATCAGACGTGTTGAATTTCATGGAGAGCCAGCATAGCTATACACGTGATGACGCCTGGAATCTCAAACTTACTATGAGTGCAGGGTTCATCTGGGAAGACGTGTTATCGGCCGCACTTGCTTCCCAGATGGCCTTGCGCCCTTCTGAAATTGTGTGTGATGGGATATATCTGAGTCCCGACGGTATAGGTATCGACAAAGATATTACAGACCCTGAGACAGGCGACCTCCTGGTTCAGGGAACTGGTGAAATAACCGTGGAGGAATATAAATTCACCTGGAGAAGCTCTGTCCGGCGCGAGGGCGAGTTTCTTGTGGAAAATCTGCCTACTGACAACTGGAGATATATGGCCCAAGTTAAGAGCTACTGTTATGCAGTAGGCACAAACATAGCAATCATGCGAATCTTATATATCAATGGAGACTACAGAACTACACGTCCTATCTATCGTGTATGCCGTATTGTCTTTGATGATACCGAGATTAAAAATAACTGGAATTTGATAAAGTCCAATGCTGATAAATTGAAAACACAAAAGGATAAACAGAAGGAGGAAACATGGCAATAGCCAAGACGAGATTAGTGGATCATGGTTTCGAGAAGATGACAGTAACACCTATCAGTGGGTTGTTCGTAACAATAATGGGACTCCCTGATATGGGAAAGACAACTTTCGGGTTGACTGCTCCAGGTCCTATAGCCTTGTTTGATGGTGACAAAGGTCTCAAAGGCGTAGTCGAAAAGTTTCTCAGTCAGGGCAAAGAAATTTATAGATACCCTATAGAGTTACCTGAGTTGCCGGAAGCCCAAACGGTTTGGGCACCAGGAGAGAACAAGACAAAGAATCTGATATCTATTAGTGGAGAATCTCTGCGGGCGGCACAAGAGGCGTGGTCTAATCTAACAGCAGCGGTAACAAATTGTTTGGAGTCGAACGAAATACGGACTATCTTCTTTGATACTGGTACGGTACTGTGGGACCTGTTCCGTTTGAGTAAGTTCGGCAAGACTCTTCAGGTCCCAGCTTCAGCATATGCAGCGGTCAATCCCGACTTCACCAATTTCCTGAACCGATTGAAGAAGGCTACGGAAGAAACACGTAAGAATGTAATTCTGGCGCACAAGATGCGTTCTGTTTATATCGACGATAAGAAGACCAGTCGATATGAAATGGCTGGATTCAGTGGCCTTGAATATATTTCTGACGTTATGGGTGAGATGAAGTGCGACAAAGAAACGCACGAGTACGGTATTTACATTACCAAGTGCAAACCAAACGGTGCCTTGCGATGGGATACGTTAAGTGGCGATCTTTGCACGTTTCCTATGCTCGCGTCACTGGTAACTGGTCAAGACCTTGACTATTGGAGTTGACGCTATGGAATATCAAGATGTAAGATTTATGAACCCAGAAAGTGTTACGATTTTGGAGAAGGTTGCGAACGGGTACTTGATCCGGCAATTCCAATGGAGTTTAGAGACACGTAGTTGGGAATTAATAACATCAGTGTGTGAAATGCCTTCCAGCTTCACAAATAAACGAAAAAACAGATGGGCAGCACTGAAGACCTTACTCGAAAATCTCTTAGAAGTGATAGGCGAACATCAATCACAGGATCACGATTACAGTCTCAAGATATATCTAAGGAGAAACTGGTGATATTAATAGATGACCGCAAGGGAAGTGTCGAGCTAGAGCCTTTAATCGCTTCCCCTAAACAACTCACACGTTTAGAATACGGCGACATTGCGTTCATAGGTAACGGACCCTCTGGATTAGTCTCGGTTGGTATCGAACGCAAGACTGTACCAGATTTAATAAACTCTATGCACTCTGGCCGTCTGTCCGGCCACCAACTGATAGGCTTACAACGTTGCTATACCTATATATTTCTGCTCGTGGAAGGCATCTGGAGGCAAGGGCCTGATGGTCTAATACAAGTATTAAAGGGCAGTTCCTGGATGGATTTAAATTTTAAGGGACAGCAGACTACCTCTCATGCCCTCAACAATTATCTAAATACGCTGTCTATAATATGCAACGTTAAGGTCTGGCAGACTTCCAATATCAGACAAAGCGCAAGATGGATTTCAAATCTTTATAACTGGTTCCAAAAGGACTGGGAAAAACATCATGCTCATTTGACATTCTACAACCCTGCGAATCCTCCTTCCAGCGTGATGCTCTTCACTCCCAGCCTAATCCACCGGATAGTCAAGGAACTTCCTGGAGTAGGCTGGGAGAAGGGCAAACTATTGGCTGACAAATACGAAACATTACCAGCTTTAATGCAGGCTACCGTAGAGGACCTAGAACAGATACCAGGTATAGGTCCTAAGATAGCTTCAAGAATAGTAGCAGCTTTAAGGGGTACCAAATCGGAGGGATGATCTATAGGACCTTACTCATCATCTTCTTTCATTAAACCCCATACAGGACCTGTTTTGAAATCGACTGGGGTAGGGATGCCAATATCAGTAGTGTTCTCCATTACACCCTTGAACAACAACTTACAAAGTTCAACATGCTCTTCCGGAACTTCCCACAGAAGCGCGTCGTGTATCTGGATCAAAGGCTTTACATTTACACCTTCGGTGCGTAATTGTCTATAGATAGGTATTAGTTCAGCCATAGCACGCTTGATTACACCTTGCGCACTGGCTTGTATGGGCATGTTCTGAGCTTGTCTAAGAGCCTCTGCCACGATCCACTTGCTCGGACTATACACCCCTGGGGTTAATTTTAATCTTCCGAACATGTCTTTCACGTAACCATTTCGCCTAGCGTAAGCGTGTATTTCCGCAATGTAGTCCCTTACCTTGCTAAACCTATTCATCCACATTTTTATTAGGTCCTCGCAGGCATCCAATGTCCACACTTCAGGATCAGCACCATCTTTTATCAGTGTCTCGCGTAAACCTTGCGCTTCAGTGCCGTAAGGTATTCCGAAGTTTACCCGTTTGCAGGGAATACGATGCTTGTATTTGTCTATTTGAGATTCCGGTAAGCCGAATACTTCGCAGGCTGTCATGGTATGTATATCTTTACCCTTGACGAAGGTCTCTATCATAGTAGGCTCAGCGGCCATTACCGCCAGGATTCGGAGTTCAATCTGGGAGTAATCACCCTCCAGCAATGTAAACCCTGGCTCGGCGATAAACCCTTCTCGCATCTTACGCCCTTCTTCATCCTGATTGGGTACGGCCATAAGATTAGGCTCAGCTGTCGCCAACCTTCCGGTATCGGTTCGTGTCAACTTGATCCGTGGATGTATCCTACCATCATTGGCTATACGTGTCCGCATTGGTCCGGAGTATGTGTTTATCAACTTGTCGTAACCTCTCCAGTCACGGATGACCTTTACGACTGGGTGAGAAGGTTCTAACATTGCGAGTACCTTGTCGTCAACCTTTTCTAAGCCCGTCTTCGTGTACTTGATGGTTGATAACTTCAGGTCCTTGAACAATAATTTCCGTACTTCCTGGTGACTTCCCAACTGTATATCTTCTCCAGTCAAGTCTATTACACGTTGATGCAACTCGTCTTTTTTGGATGTGTAATATCTTGTTAACTCGTCAAACTTATTGGCATCGGCCTTGATCCCGAAACGCATCATATCCAGCAACATCGGTAAAATAGCTATGTCCATGGAGTAAACACCTTCCAGTCCCTTTTCGACAATCCTTTGCCACAGGTGATGATATACGCGAAGTGTCATACTTGCGTCCTGGCAAGCGTACTGTACCGCTTCATGAAAAGGTATATCAGACAACTCTCCATCTGGCATAGGCCCCATTTCGATCTCTGGTAAAGACCTCCCCTCCAACCAGTCAATTCTAAGCCAACGTTCTCTTAAGTCCAGAGATGGGTTCTTAGCAAAATCAGCGAGAATGCGTTTCGCCTTGCGTTCTATAGGCCATGGTTGCTTGACCTTATATACACCTTTGACGCGTTGCACGTAAGGCTCAGGTTTCGCCCATTTGCGTTCGCTTATCTCCGAAAGATATTGGTAAGCCTTCTCCTGCCTTGCCGGAAAGATTGTCTCTTCATAAGAGCGCATTTTCGCTCCGGTAACGCGATAAGCCAGTGGCTTTAAACCTTGTGGTTCATCCTGGAGTAGGTAAGCCAGGATCATAGTATCAATAACATTACGTGGGTACAGACCAAGACTGTTTAACACAGGCAAGTCGTATAGGGCGTTATGCAAAATTACTTGTACTTTCGGGTCGTTAAGATAACTTTTTAAAGTAGCGAGAAGGGCGGTATTGGTCCCACTTACGAAAAAACTTGTACCAGGTTCCCAGCAAACGGTAATCGCCCAGCAACTACCCTTTGCCCACTCTGTATCTATAGCTACAAGTGGTCGAGAATCCGATAGAGATAGCGTGTTTATTTCACACTTCAAATTCAGCTTGTCCCAATAGATATCCGGCTTAGGTCTTACCTGGCCGCGCCAAATCTTTGCAACTTGTTGGAAGTCATTTTGGCACAGAGCCATGATCTCAGGGCGGTGCAGCCCAGCCGCAGGATGATAAACAGGTACGATGATGCGCTCACGCAGTCTATACCCTATCCCGTGAATCATTTCCATGTCCATGTCTGGAATAAAATATGATGTTGAAAACTTTCCAGCACAGATTATTACTTTGGGGTTGACGGCTTTTATCTCTTCCTCCAGCCAATAACTACACGTCTTGATGTGCTCAGGTGAAGGTGACTCGTCATCAGGAATATGGCACTTGACCAGGTTCGTGATATATATATCCTTCCGGTTAAGCTGGTTCTGTCGCAGGTAGGCAGTCAACTCACCTCCTGCCTTAGCGACTTCCACGAAGGGTCTTCCGATTTTGTCCTCTGTCTTGCCAGGTGCCTCACCAATAATCATAATCCCAGCATCTGTAGGACCTTCCCCCCATACTATATGTTTGCGTGTTTTAGATAGTTCGCACAGATGACAATTATTTGCGAGCTTCATCTAGTACCTCTTTGAAATATTGCTTGATACCATCCCTTGAGGTTATACTCGTGACGGCCGAGATGTTGATGCCACCTTTTAAAAAGGGTGTGAAGTATTTTAAACGCCGGATAACCCTGGGATGTAGATACTTGTACGCCTCTTGGAAATAATCTTTGGAGGACCTGGACCTGCCTTGAGGGTTATACTCTTTGTTATACCAGCAACGGAATAGAGCAAATTTGATAAACTCTAAACCCTGCCAGATTGCCCTGGGACAGTCTTTACCCGCCCCGTAATCAAAGATTCTGCAATGCGTACCGATAGCCACGAACATCAGGAAGTCATCGGATAATGTCCATAGGATATCGTCCCAGCGATGTTGTTCGCACCAGGTACTCTGGATACGCAGGAAATGAACAGTCTTCAAGTCCAATCCAAAATCCTGAATAGCTTGAAGACCATTCGTTAGGTTTATAAAATTCTGTACAGGCATATTATACCGTAGATAATTATTGATAGATAGACAACACTCACCCAAATCCTATACCAGTTCTTCGGCTCCAGCATTATCACCCCCCGATTGTAATGTTTCCATTGTCTTCAAGGCTTGCTCAGCTTTCAGTTTATCACGGATCAGCTTTTGTTTCGCATGCCAGGCCATTGCCACAGCTATCTTTCGACGTTGCTGATGTGTATAGTCTAAGCGGAGGCCGTCCAGGTCATATGCGTGGAAGAACTCTAAAAGTGATTTAAGTTCCTTCTTCAGTACCCTTTCGACTTCCCGCCAAGCTGGTATAGCAGGATCGCTGTGTGCACATTTACTACAGTGTACAAGTGCCCAGACCTGGTCTTCAAACATATCACCCAGGTCTATTTTATGACTTTGATAGTATGCCCACGCCTTCTTAGCTTTTTGTTGTGTTCTTTGGCATAAGGTCATTGTTATTATTGCTTGCTGTGGAAAACATTCCACTGTTTCCGGTAGTTGGGAAGCGTTCAATTTGATCCTCCTTTATTCTCATTGTTTTTCCTCTGATGCTAATCTCATAAGCACCATTACCCAAAGAACTTGCTTGCAAGAAGAAGTAGCGTTTGCCGTCAACTCGGACTATTCCCGCATTGTTGCTCGAAATAGGCATCAAGCAAATCCTCGAACGTATCTTTATTTAGACGTAGGGTAAGGTCCTGCCCTGGATTTACATGGACCAGCAGGCTCACGAACTCGTCATTGGAAACGATAAGAACCTGGCCATTCTTTCTTAAATCATATATTTCGTGTACTTCCCGCATATCAATCTCCTTCTTTGTAAATAAATTTTTCTGGACGCCTACCCATAACAACCTCCTGGATGGCTATTTCCTCCAGGATTTGTTCTTTAGTCCAACCCTGTCGTATATCAATGATACACTTGCCTGTCTTTCCATTGAAGTGTATTTCCTTGAGATTACTCAAATTATATTCTGTATATTCTAGCATATTCGACCTCCTGTTGTCAATATTATTCTGTTAAATCGACGATTTTACACCTTTCGTTTTTATACACCATACATTTTGGCGGCACCGGAGAGTATATTCTTTTGTGACCAATTACCTTTACAGCTACTTTTCCATTCGCTGTTATTTGTACTCTGTCATCAGCAAAAATTATAGTCTGGTCATAAGCTGTGACCTCGCAGAACGTGCCAGCACGTACAATGCCACGTTCCCCGACCTGTATTTTACTTGTCCCTCTGGTCCAAACGGAGGAATCAGAACCAGCAAAAACAGAACTGCCGAAATCACACTTGATATTAGCACGGTCTCCAACTTCTACCGTTGCGTATTGGCCCAACTTAGCATTACAGTTTTTTGTAGCTTTTACTCTGACGTGACTACCTGCCGTAATAGTCAAGTTTCGACCTGCGTCAACCTTAATCCGACCATTTGCCCTTATGATAGTGTTATCTCCAACTTCAAGTGTGAACGGCTCAAGTATTGGGCAATCTATCACCAGGTCGGGATTATACACCTGTAAAGTTCTTTTGTTCAAGTCTAAGGAGTAATCTTGCGGTCGTCCGTCTTTTGTTACGCTTATTAACTTACGTAACAAACCTTCAGGTGTTTGCTTTGCCGCCCAGTCTAGGATCAATTGTTTCAGTTCTTGCACTGAATACTTTTCCGGTTGATAAAAAACTTCAACGCCCTCGTCGAATGAGAACGGCGCAACCGTCTCCCAAGCAGCGAGTTGTATGCCAGGGAACTGTTTGAACAGAATATCGCGATCCTCTTCGTGATGTATGCCTGACAGGAAAACTACTTCCCCGAAGCGACGTTTGTATTTATTGGTATCGACTATAATATGGCCGCTAAAAACTTTACACATCTCAAACACCTCCTTTTCCTTTTGAAATTAGGCTGATATAAATATTCTTCCCGTATGGGTTTAGGCGTATCGCATCACAGGACACGGGCGGGTAAGTTTTACCACTGGTATCTGTGATTATGGCTTCTCCCTTGCGTATAAACTTAGTTCCGTTAATGTTGCGTATTACACTTCCCTCTCTGGCCTTTACCCTGGCATCGGACGTGGCACGTATCGTACAATCTTCTCCAGCCGAGATTTCACTATTACCACTTTCCCATATATTTGAATAGTCGCCTACTACGATGATCCCTCTTTCACCTGATTCTATATTGGCAAAATCAGCGGCTTTTACACGAGAGAGATCGCGAAGATTCGCAGAACAATGTCTTCCCGCATCTATGTTAACATTATCACCAGCTACGATTTGCGCATAGTCTTGCACTTCCGCAAGTAGAAAATTACTTGCCAATATGGTTGCGTTGTAGCCTGCTTTTACAACACAAGCATATCCCGTTCGTATAAAACAATAGTCCCCCGTTATTATCGTAAAATCATGGAGTATAGGACAGTCTATAACAACATTGTTTTCCTCCACCTTTATGACATGTTTATCCATGTCTAAGGTGTAGTCCACTGGTACCCCGTCCCGACTTATCCTAATCATCCCACGGAGAAGGTTTTCGGTGTTCTGCTTCTTCGCCCACTCGAGTACCAGTTTATTCAGTTCATCTAATAAGGTAAAGCCATAACGAACCTGATACGGGTTGAGAGTGTACTCTCTTAGCTCGATGCCATTATCGAACGTATAAGCTGATCGTGTCTCCCACGCTACTATCTCTATCCCAGGAAACTGCTTGTAGATTATCTCACGGTCGGCCTCATGATGTATGCCCGACAGAAAGATCACCTCTCCGAATTTGTGTTTATATTTACCTGTGTCACGTACGATGTGCCCACTAAAGATTTTACACATTTAAGACCTCCTTATATCATTGCCAGGTCAAATTGCTCTTGTATCCATTCTTCCTTTGTTGTTTTACAAAGACCCTCCATAGAACATATAAGTTCGCCGCCAAAGAAAGAATATTGACTATCACCTATTTTTTGTGCTCTGGAGTCACCATAAAAATTTCGTACATATCTGTCGGCCTTTTCGTATGCCTCATTGAAGTTCTTTGCCTCAACCAACTGATCGTACCTGTTTTCGTACTCTCCCTCTTGTACTATAACCGTGAATTTATATAACATATTATTTACCTCCTTTTAATATTGTTGTGAAATCTGGTTGTTCGTTATCCTCATAGGCTGCTACACGCAGGTTTATAAACCCGTTCTTTTCAGCCCATAACCTTGCAGGCTCTAGGTCTTCCAGTTTATTTCTTTTACTTATAATATCCTCTTCCCAAGGCTTCGCGCCTTTTTTTGTACCCCATAATACATATTCCATAATGTTTACTCCTTATGAAATCTTATACCCATCCAAACATCGACTTAACTGGGCGTTCATGTTCGGTTTAATTTAAACGCCCAGTTAAGCTGTATCAGTCCTTAAATCCTAACGCCTCCCGATATGAAACATATTCCGTTATTATGGTCTTTTTTATACGCCCCCTAGCGACAAGCATTGTTGCCCATCCCTGACAGGATTCTTTGAAATCTTTATCATTGGGATGCCAGCCCGCGATCTCGGCATCCTCGCGCTTAACTCCAAGAGCACGTACGTAAAAATCACCCTGATCAGTGAACTTCTCGAGCAAGGCTTCCGCAAGGGTATTAAACCCGTTGAACTTTGTATCTTTCACGCCATTTACTATTGTTGTTTCTCTTTTAATTCTATTTTTCACTTGCATAGGTTTCTCCTTTTAATTTTAAAATTTTAACGATTTGATTCATAATACAGCACGGCTATCACCATGCCAATACAACAACCTCATATTAATCCGGCAACGAAGAATAAGATCACTATTCACCCCCTTTCTAATCCGTTGGCTTACATTTGATTGTAAATACTTCAGTACCTTCGCCGAAAACGCTATCAGTGCCGTAATACCATACAAGATGCATTACAATGTCCTCCAGTGGCAATGACAAAAATTCACGTTCTCCCATACCCGCGAACTTGTCGATTTTGCTCCAGTTCACCCAATCCCATTCTTTTCGTGGATCGGTGTTTTTAGGTATGCTGGCAGTGTTAAAGGTTACGTAATCGTAATCGTCATTTACGTCTTTCCCGTAGATGAAGACTATTTCCGTATCGGTTTTCTTGTAAGCGAACCCATACTCGAATAGTGATATAGAAAGGTTTGCATCTATTCCCTCGAATCCCTCATCCTCTAGTTCCTGTAATGTTTTCTCTTTCATGGTTATCTCCTTATGCTAAATGTTTGTAATTGTTCTGTAAAAAGCCTGTCTATTCCATAATAGTCGATTAGTGACGCGAAGATAACAGGCAACGGGAATGATAAAAAGTGTTCTTTGCTATAAGGACTTATAGAAGCAAACCTGTCGAAATTTATAGAAGGGAATCGTTTCTCTAGGTCTTCGTCCATTTCCAATTCGCATTCGCTGAACTCGAAAAAGCCACGGTCAATGTCATATGCCGTACCGAAGATGAACGTGTAAGTCTTATTCTTCTTATTCCAGATAATACCATCAAAATAGAGACAGTCCTCCAAGTCCTCACAGAAGCCTTCAAACCCCTCATTTAAAAGTTCTCTTAACGTGATTTCCGCGATTTCAGACATATAAGCCTCCTATCAGTTATTTAAATCTTTCAGGACATATTGTCCTCTTTTTATCTTCTTTCTAGTCTCCGCGATTCTTTCGCCAAGGAACATGTTTCGATATTTGCCTGTAGTAGAAGATGCTTGCCACAGTCTCCTATCTAAGAAGATTTTGCCGTATTTGTCAACCTTAACGATAACACTGTTATACGATTGAAAGAAAAGATTACCTTCATCATCATGGACAACAACCTGTAACGCCTTGTCATTTTTAAGACTTCTAACTTTCATAGCTGCCGTGGATTGACCGTTTTTTGTACAGGAACATATTTAACAACGGTTCCATCCTCCGGCAGGACTGAAGTGCCATACTTGCGGGAACATGCAACCTGATTAAGGTTCCCGCAAGGTTCAGGGCGTTAAAATGGTGTTGCAGACTAGCACGTAACATGGGATTAACCTTCCGTAATGAAAACTGTCTCTTTAGTTTTCAGATTGAATATAGCCTCTTGTTTATTCTGCCGTGCAAGGATTATGGCCTTGCTTTTCGCCTTGACTAATTTTACGTGATCCATATATACTTTATCTTCATTAACCCATATCCCAATGGTATCACCCTCCGTGCAATCCCGTAAATAGTCCTTAATATCCTGCACGGAGAATATTCGCGTTGAAATAACCCATCCATGCCCTAGTATTCCGACTGCCCATAAATCCTCATTCGTATAGATTTTAAAAGGTTTTAAACGGGCAGTGACGCCGCCATAGATAGCTGTATATGTGCTCAAGGCATACGGTATTAGTTTCATGTTATCCCCCATTTCTGCCTCCAGTTAATTTAAATCTGCAAGCGCATATTCGCCGCTTTCGATTCGTTTTAAGGTTGAATATCTATCTTCACCTAGAAATAAATCTCTGCCTTGTCCCGTTTTACCAGGCAGGTTCCACAATTCGCGGTCTAAGGTGACTTTGCCGTATTTGTCTTTTTTGGCAATATTCCTGAAGTATGAAGTATAAATAATATTACCTTCAGCATCGACCGTAATCACCTGCAAAGGTTTATCGCGTTTTACTGGTTCAGGGAATAATCTTTTCTTTAATTTACGAATGATGTTCATTTTATCCTCCATGTTAAAGGTTTATCTTTTTGCCTTTATATACTGCAATGCCCATGCCAAAATATGACTTCCAGTAAAATCAATATGTTACGTGGAAGGACGATGCCTACCTGTATAAAAAATAATACATTTATGTATTACAAAATATACAGTTATTTCGCTTGACAAAGTTTAACTAATCGGTTAAACTGTTATTGAGAATTGATTTGCAATAACAAAAATATGAGGTGAATATGTTATCATTGAATCAGCGTCAATTTGTTGAAGCATATCTCCAATTCCTTAATATCAAAAAAGCGGCAGACTATGTCGGCATCAGTTATAGTACAGCGCGGCAATGGCTGTACCTAGAAGAGATTCAAGAGGAAATATCTAATAAAGCCGAACAGTTAAGCCGACGTAACATTATGAACGTCCAGCGGCTGATAACCGAACTGTCAGCCGTTGCGGGCAGTAACATATTGGACTATTTTGACGCGAGCGGCAAAAAATTGACGCTTAAGGACATTAAGAGTATGCCTGAACCTGTCCAAAAATGCATTCAACAATTGGATGAAACTATTCTGCCCGATGGTACGGTTAAGATTCGAATCAAATTATATGACAAATTGGCGGCCTTACAGCAACTATGTAAAGTATTTGGTTTAGAATTGGAGCGCGTTCTACTTACAATTAACGATAATAGCGATACCGTTTCTGGCAGTGAAATTACCCCTTCCCTTCCAGCCCCTTCAAGCATTTCAGATTGGGAAATGCAGGTTAAGGAAGCACGTCGCGCAAGGGAATCGGTTCCGATAGGAAATGCCGTTGTCGCCGAAATTATCGACGCGAAATCAAATTCCGAGTCGTGAGATAGGGGGGGGGTGGATCCCTTTGGTTGAGCTAAAATTATGAGAGATTGGCATTCACACAATTTTTTAAACTCTGAAAATTACTGGTGTAGCACAGTAGCCCAGTAATACAATATAACAGTAGCACAGTAATACATTGGGCCAAAAACATAAGAAATTGTGAAATTGTCACACGTGTATTACGTGGTAGCTCTGTGAGACACCCCCGTTGTGCTACTGTAGACAAGGTTTTTTGTGAAGTACATATTAACAGATTATATGGAAAGGTCCGAAATGGTGAAAAAGTTGTTCGGGGCGATTTTAAGAAAATTAAAATTTGTGGATCGCAGGTTAGACACAAAATTGGTTGAGGATCACGGAGGGCCCAGCGACGAGCCGCAAATTAAGATATGCAGGGTAGGAGAAGAACAATATGTACAATTAACTGAGCCCACGATACTTAGAAAGGTGAAGAAATGCACAAAATAACGCAAAAAGATATCGCGTATGCTGAGGGTATAGCTTACAACTTGTGCCCGATAAAGGATACCAGCCACCCATTATTCCGCGAGTGTATGTCGGCAGCGAGGTATGGGTTGGTTACGGCTGCGGTAAGGTTCGATGAGAGCCACCCCAAATCTAATTGGTCAGCATTTAAGGCCCTGCGAATTCGCGGTGAGGTAATGGAGACCATACGCAGGGAAAACATACAAGGCAATATAGGGTTATCATATCGAGGAAGATATGACAGAAATACCATTGAATTAGAAGAAATAGGGACAATGCCGAATCTAATTGATGAGCAACCTGACAGCAATCCCGAAGAGGCACTTCTGCGAAATGACCTGCGAAACGCAATACGTATCATATTGTTCGACATGCTACCTGAGCCTGAAGCCACGGTAATAGAGTTGTTCTTTTATGCCGAATTAGATTTTAGACGAATACGAAATTACATACATAGTAAAGAGCCAGTAGAGGAAATACTTCAGAGAGGCTTACAAAAGATAAAGAAACTACTAATAAAATATGGGTATATATGATAAATCCAAGGCAAGTTGATACTAATAAATACTGGGCACCGCAAGCAGGACCACAAATGGAAGCGACTATTTGCCCTGCTGACGAGTTGTTCATGGGTGGAACACGTGGTGGTGGCAAATCAGACTGTGCCATAGGAAAGCAGATAATTGGAGCTCTGAAATATGGATATGCGTGGAATGGTGCTATGATGAGGATGAAGTACAAGGATCATGCTGTCATTCGCCGACGCTTCGACGAGATTATCCGCACTAGAAAACTCCCCGCCAAACGTATCGGAGGTGACGAACAGCTGACGGTGTACAGGTTCTCAAATGGGGCCACCGTGACCCTCCACGCGCTTCCAGAAGTAAAGGCTCTTGGCGACTTCCAAGGTCAGCAGTTTACTATGATCAGCCTGGAGGAAGCTCCCTTAATACCATTCATAGGAGTGGCTATAGATATGTTGAAGGGTTGCTTACGATCGCCGCACGGAGTTCCGTGTCAGATGTTCCTTACTGGGAACCCTGGAGGTCCTGGCGCAGGTACAATCAAGGCTATGTTCATACCAAGAGTGGATGGTGGAATGAGCCCTGTAAATGAAGGTGAGGTTAATTACATTAATGAAACCTTACCTGATGGTAGATCATATCAGAGAACTCGTGTATTCATACGATCAAAGTTACAAGATAATGCTTACTTGTATCGTAACAATCCCCAATATATTTCCTCTCTTATGTCTATTTCTGATCCAGCTCTACGTGCGGCTTGGTTGGATGGACGATGGGATGTATTCGTCGGACAAGCCTTCAACTTCACCGAACGTCACGTCATTAAACCTATTTGGCCTATACCTCCTGAAGTACCAATATACATGACGTATGACTGGGGTTACGGTGCTCCATTCTCGGTAGGATGGTGGTGGGTGGATGCCGACGATAGAATATACAGGTTTGCTGAGTGGTATGGCTGTGACCCAAATAACCCATCGAAAGGACTACGCTTAACAGATAGGCAACAGGCTGAAGGAGTCATAGAGCGTGAGCGTCAGATGGGTATAGACAATCGCGATATAATACGACTGTGCGATCCGACTTGTTTTAATAAAAAACCGGATTATATGGGTGGTGGCCAGGGTCCAAGCACAGCAGAAGAGTTTGAAACTTATGGGGCATCTGTCGGTTATAAGTTATTGTTGTCTCCAGGAGACCCAAATAAGAAACTAAAGATACGTCAATTCCGAAATCGTCTGGAATTGCCTAGTGATCCTAAACAATTACCTCAACTGGTAGTATATAACACTTGTGAACATTTTATTCGTATAATACCTAATCTATGTGTGGACGAGTTAACCCAGGAGTATCTCGCGGATGGTCAAGAACTCCACCCTTTTGATGATGCCTGCCATATTTGTATGGCAAGACCACAAGGTGCTGACTATGTAAGTCTTAACGAACAGCACAAATTGGAATACGCAGAAAAGAGATTGCAGTCACTTGACGATGTCTCTCAGTTTGCAGCCAGAAGTATAAAGGAACTACATAAAAGATTGGAGCAGCAACAAGACTTTGAGCTCGACTTTTATGATTAATATCAACAGTTAAGACAAAGGAGATTATTATGGAGTTAACTATAATAGGTTTTTTAATGTTTATCGCGTGTGTTTTACTTGGTTTTGTGCTCAGCATGTTTATATCGTGGAAGAATTTCACCGACAAGAAGATATCAGAGCTCACCAACAAGATCATGGCGAAGGACCTGAATGAGTATGCTTTGTTGAAATCTGAGCTCGAAACTACACCAAAAGACAGAATATCCGAAATGAAAGTAGAGAACAAACTTGCTATGAGTGCGGCAGAGATCGAACGCCGTATAAACGAAGAGAGAATATCCGGAAGACCTGTCTAAAGAGGTGTAAATAATGGCTGAGCGCAATATAAACTCCAAGCTTAGTAAGGATGAGTGGATTAACCGCTTTACCAACAATTTCAAATCTGCCAAAGATTCTAATCGCTCTGTCCAGGAACTTAACTGGTTCAGAAATATATTATATTTCCTGGGCCAGCAGTGGTTGAACTGGTATTCCACAGAATCGAGATTCGGGCGCAGATATCAGTTCAACCCCGATGTTCCTACCCCTGTGACCAACATGGTCCGCGAAACTATCCGCTCCAAGAAAGCTCTCATACTCAATAAAAACTACACTTTGACAGTGTGGCCCAATTCATCTGAGCAACAGGACAAAGATGCAGCGGAAGTAGGTCAGAATCTATTAGATCACCTACGTGTAAGTAATGACGAGGAAGATGCTGTCGTGCAAGAAGATACGGTAATGTGGTGGTTACTTACCGGAAATGCTTTCACGCGAGTTTATCCTGATATGGAAGCTGGTGGCTT